GCAATACGCTTGTCACGCATACCATCGGTTGTTCCATCAATTCTTCTTGACTGTAAATCACCACCTACTGTTAGCCAGTTGTTTGTACTCAGTTCTCCGTCAACAGTACCATTAGGGTTCTGTATAAGATTATTGTAAAAGAAACTGTCAACATCTGAGTTGAATACTTCTAACGTGACACTTCCTCCGTCTGTTATGCCTATATCATTAGACACTACAACTCCATATGTTCCAGCGTATTGAGCGCACATGTTGGTAATAGTTATCGTATTGTCTTTTACAGTTCGAGATGCTCCCAATTCTGGTATAGTGTTGTCGGACACAATGCTTTCGCCATCAACCGTCCATCTATATGTCAATCCTGTCTTAGGTGGGATTATCTCCAATAACCCATTCTCAACATTATACACATCAGGTTGTTCTGCTGTTATTCTTAATACAAGAGTAGTCTTTGTGTGTACTTTGATTGTACCGTCAGGAAATTGGAACATAAACTTACCCTTTTCTGAATCATTTGCTGCAGAGTAAGGTAATATTTGTGGAGTAGATGCTTTAGATAATGGTGCGGTTATTATTGGTGGTTTGTTTGCTAATACTGGAAGTAAATCGTACACAGTATCATTTTCGTTTAGCTCAGTATTCAGAGTAGGAGTTGATAAAGGACCTGAGTTTCTAGTCTCTCTGTTAGGTGCAACAACTATCACTTCGGAGTTTGGTTCATGCTGCTTACCAGTCATTAGTACCCCAGATGGCATCTTATGAAAGAAGCCAATGTAAGGTCGGTCAGTTAGTGTAACGTACTCACCGTCCTTCGCATAGAATATGTTTTCTTGATTGTATTCCATGCTTTGTGTTTTAATTTCGTTCTACCTTAAATATGAAATTGTGGTCTCGTATCTCGTAGCTTACACCATCATCTTCAGGTACTTTAATTAGAAGTCTATAATACCTTTCTGGTTGAAAGCTATCTAAGTGTAATCTAAAGAACGAGCCTTTGTTATTTGAGGCAAGGTATGTGTATTCTGAGAATGGTATTACTGATTCATCAGATCCTGCATAGTACACAGCGTATTGTGATCCAGTTGGCAATCTGTATGAGTCTAAGAATAAGGAAGCTGTCTGGTATGCTAACGCTGGATATCTGTATCGTGGTGCAAAGACAAACTTAGGTCTAGCAGTCTCTTTGTAAGATTCTCGTAGGTTTGTACAAACTAAATTATAATCCTCCTCTGTGTCTAAAACATCTAATGATCCAGTATTGGTTTGGTAATTGGATTCGTCATACTTCGCTTCGAGTACTGGTGAATATATTGTGTGAGTTTCCTTACTATAGAAGCTTAGGTTATTAAACTTAGCTAGCGACTTTTCGTCAGTAGCGGTCTTTTTTATGATAAATCCATTGAAATCAACAGAGCCACTTTGTACTTTACGTATGATATCTGTGACATCCATATCAATGTCGGTAGACTGATAACTATAAGATTCGGAAGCTTCACATGACGTGTACCAAGTTGCTCCTCCTGGATTAAGTGAAAAGGATCCGGTTGAGTTTAGGGCGTAAGATCCCGTCTTCCATGAGGTTTCTGGACTAGTTAATCCGTCTCTATAATACCAACTACAACCTTCTGTTGCGGCTGGTACTGTTCCATTTTTTCCTATACCCATACTCCAAGATTGTGATATGGGGTAGGCTTCGAGTGAGTAATCTAAGGGAATCTCAGAAGCATCAGTTGCGTAAAGTTTTAAGCCAAAAGCAAATAGATTTGGATCATACCCTAAATCAACAATGCTTTTTGATACGTTAGTGTAATCAAAATCGATCATGATTCTTGAGTTAAAACTAGAAGTCTCTGCTCCGCCGGTTGAGCCGGTAGCTACTGTCTTTGTTATCTCTAATATTTGATCCATTCCAGTATTTGTAGCTGGAGCGCTTTCATATATTGTTGTGTCTTTCTTTGGGTAGAATCTTAAAATCATATCAATAGTTTACTACTCGTCCTTTTATATCTTTCGATGGATATTTTACTTCAAAAATCATTGGATCCAAACTTGGGTACAGTATTCCGTTTCTTGTCGCATCTTTTATGCCATAAGTGATGTTGCTGTATCCTGCGCTCGAATCATTTAGGTTATTTATTGTAACACTTGTTACAGTTTGTACTCCTGGTTGTTGAAGAAGTAAATTAAAAACATCGCTATATTGTATAGGTTGGTTTATTTGCCATTTATCTATATCAAAGAAATCTTGCACAGCATTAACACATGCAAGCAATACCTCGTTTGCATTACGATCTCGTAGAGGTATGATGTCAAAGTTAACTTGAATATTGACAACAAACGCATCACGCAGATTGATACTATCTGTAAGCATTCTGTACTGAGATATGTAGGTTTTAAGATTTTCTTTTACTGCTTGATTTGTTGTTGTTATATTTTTGTTAGCATCATATCCTAAGAGATACATGTTCATGGCTAAAGGATTGGATACTGTATCGTTCACATCGCTGGTGAGTAGGTTGTTTTGCTCATCCGGTGTGATAAATACCTTAACTACGCTTCCAAATTTAGGAGGCATTGCCAATGCTCTAATCGTATAATCGTCTCTAGTTACTGCTCTATTTTGTGTGGCCAGTTGTTTCAATGCATTCTGTCTGACCTCTTCTAAAGTTTCTTGCGATCTTCCACCAACAGCGGGGTTAGCGTTATTACATGCAATAGAGTTAAGGACAGTAGAGTTTAGGATTCCAGTGTTTGGGAAGCCATTTGTATTTGTGTCGACTGCTGTTATATTTGTGATTTGATCACTTCCTACATTTGCTCTTGTTCCACCTCCTACTAAATAACTTACAGTTAATGTTGTGTTAGATGGTGCTATTCCATAAGCTTTTGTTATGCCTGGTGAGTTAGGATCAATCGATTGGTCTATATCAATTTTACCGGTTGGTAAATTCAATCCAATATTTTCTGGTGTTGGTAATAAATCTTCGTCAGCTGATGTGCTTATTCCGCTACCAAACTGTATCTCAATACCATCATCAAGTATGCGAGTTACAAAACGTCTTGGTGTCTTTTTTAACTTCAGTAAGTATGGAATCTCATCGCTATATATAGCAGCATCTGGATCATTTAAAGCTGTGTTTGTTATTTGCTCAAATACTGTATCTTGTGCTAAGTAAGGAACTTCAGTCCAGTTGTTGCCATCTGAATCGACTATGGAATCAATACCAATAAAGTTGGGTGTATTGATGTCATTAAAAGGTATCTTGAATTTGTAAAACTTCTTAACACCTACCACTTCTTCTTCTTGTGTTTGCAATGTAGCTGAAACTGCTTTGACTGTTTTCTTTGCTAGCCAATATTCAGGATTTCCGGTTGCATCCATACTATACACAGAAAACTCCACAGGATCGTCTGGTGTGTTGATTGAGAAGTCAACCGCTTCTTGTATGTAAAAATTAATCACATCACTCTCGTTAGCACTATATCCACTGTCTCCAAGCACTTGTGTCGAAGTAGCTTGTGCCTGCATTCCAGGTTGAATCTTTAGTGCATATCGTGTATCGGGTTTTGCATTTTCAGCAACTCCTATTGATGGTATGAGTTGAAAGACGTCTATATCTACACTCGAAGGCACACTAACTTTAGGTTGATACCCCATTGCAGCTGCAATTGCTAATACGTTTCTACGTTCTGTTGCTTGTAGTAGTTGAGATTCTTTGAATTGTGAATCAATATAGTAGTTCAATGTATCTCCTACGTAGGCCATCAATTCCAAAAACATCATTCCAGGTGATGCTTCATTGAAGTCGTTATAGGTGTTTGGGTAGTAGTTTTTAACAAACTCAACTAAACCCTGCTTGATAGTATCAAAGTCTCTTCCTAAGTATTCTATTTTTTTTGATGTATCAGTTTGAGGCATATTAATAAGTTGTTTGTGCTGGGTTGTCTGCGTTTACTGTAACATCTATTTGTCTTGTGTCAAACTCATTTCCAATTAAACTTATGCTTAATTGAATTCCGATTTGGTTTGGGTTTATGTCAGAGGTGCCTACTACAAGGTCTATAATATTGACATATGGTAGTTGGTGTTTAAAGCTTGATCTTATTTGCTCTTCCATCACCTCTATAAAGTCATCTGTAGCGTTATCGAATAATACACCTCTAAGATTGCATCCAAACAACGGACGCATAGGTCTTTCACCGTGATTTGTTAGGAGTAAGTTTTTAGAGTTGGCAACAGCAGCATCTAAGCTAGTATAGGTTGAGGTAAACGTAGATCCAGCATGTGAGCCTATAGGAAGTGATAGTCCTATTGCTACATCGGTTTCAAAATCTAATGCTGGTTTGTTTATCTCAATTGCCATTATCTATATTTTTTATCATGTATAGCTTCTGCTGATTTCATTATTGCAGAGTAATCTTTTACAAAAGTATCTGTTGCAGATGGAGGCATAGCTGTTTGTTGGCTTGCCATATGTCCAAATCCTTGAGCTTGATCAGCTGTGAATTGTGGTGCCATGTCTGGGTATGCTCCATCATCTCCTATTGGAGCTGAATTGCCACTTCTCATAGCATTTGCCGTTTCAGCTAGTATTCCATCTAAACTGGCATTTCCAGTCTTATGGATTGGTTGCTGAGTTACTGGAGCATGTGTAATGCTCTGTACATCTCTTATTGGTTGTTTCTCTGTTTTTAGTGCTTCTCGTAACTCTTGTCGTATAACTGTTCGCACTTCCTTTCTGATAATCTCCTTTAGGAGTTTTGCAAAATCTACTGCTTTCATAATAATAGTGTTGTTTTATATAAATAGGCATGTTTTTATTTATACCCTACAAATGGGAAGGGTGGTATTCCAGTTGCCGGGTTGGGAATACATAATCCGTTTATTGTTGCTAGTTGTAGTTCAAAATTTTGAGCTAACTCTCTAACAGCTGCTGCTGTTCCGTCCAATCGACCATCGACTCTTAATTTTTTGAATGGAGTAACAGTAAATACTTGAAAGGTTGCACCAGCAGAGTTCTGCCACACAGCTCCAGTCCAAAATAATGCAGAAGCTATGTTGTAGGCTATTGATTGAGGAATAAGGTCGTTCTTTAGTTTTTTATTTTTGATTGCCTCCAATCTATCATCAAACTGCTTCTTCTCCTTATCAATACGCTCTTTAATATCTTTTTTTATTTTAGCAGTTACTTTGTCGATCTGCACTTTTACGAAAGTTTCAAACTTTGCTACTAACTTGACAATCTCTTCAATTATTAGAAGAATCACAGAGCCTCGACCTTCGTTTAAGACTTTATACATCTTTTTTATAGAGTCGTATAGTTTGGAATCACCTAATCTTGCCTTAGCTTGGTCTTGTTGTTTCTTTTTTGCATCACGTATATTATTCACGGTTGATGTTATAGCTCCTTGCTCCTCGATTCCAGTTCTTGGTTGTATGGGTGTGTCATCTAACTCAGTAACTCCTAAGATTTGAGCTAGCAGTTTTTGTGTCTTTTTGAGGTATCTTTGTTCAACGTTGATAAGTGCTGGCATAAAGGAAGTTGACTTGAGTACTTCGGATATTGCTTCTCCTTGTATGGAGGTTTTAATTTTCTGAAGAGTTTCTATAAGTCCTTTTCCGTTAGATGGTGCAGCTGCAAAAGCTTCGATTATATCTACAACTTTTTGGTAAGACTTATCTGCTGCATTTGTTAGAGATATTGATCCAACATCTAACTGAACTCTCTGTTGTAGGTTGCTAATATCAAGCTTTAACTCATCAACAAATCCTGTAACACCTTCTTGTACTTTTCCAGCTACATTATTTGGTGCTTCGGTAATTCCTTTAATGGTTAGCAGTGCTATACTTACAAATTGTTCGATCTGCTTCAGAGTATCAATCTCTTTTAGCATAATTTTTTTATCCTCTTCTTGCTGCTTATAAATTGGACTATCTGAGGGTACTCCTACAGTGAAAAAGTCAAACTTAGCATTGGCTATTTTTCTTAGAGGTTGTTCATTTTTTGAAGAGGAAAAGTCGCCCTTGCTTAAATTGACACCTACTGTAGCTGCATTCTTTGATAATAAGACTCCTGCTGATACCTTCTTTTGTGTTTGTTCGACCTTTGTTTTGTATTGGTTGTAGGTCTCTTTTTTCTCTGCTATTGCAGCTCTTCTAGTTTCAACATCCTTCAACTCTTCTGGAATGGGTAACGAATTGATAATCTTTTGTTCAATAGCTTTTGCAATAACCTTTGCTTTAGCAATCTGCTTATTAGTAAAGTTTTCAACTTTCTTCAGCTGCTTATCCATAAAAGCCTTAATGCGTGCTAGTAGTATATCTAACTTTTTTAGTACCGAAACAAGTGTAGCTCTCGGTCGTGTAGATTTTGTTCTTTCTTTCTTGATTCGCTTGGAATTCTTTATAGGAGGAATGCCTTCAAACTCCTGCACCGTGTTTATTAGGCTAAAGAACTGCTCCTCTAATGCATATATCTTACTCTCCATCTGATCATACTTGGTGTCGGTTTTTTCTAGGACTTTTCGGATCTCAAGAAAGTCTATAGTCAGCGGTCCTATTGCTTGGTTGATAGGAGTGTATAAGTCTTTTAGACCTTGCTGCGACAAGTAACCTCTCAAACCACTACTCGGCTTTTCGGAAGATAAATCTATACTTGAGGCGTTGGTAAGGTTGCTCTTAGTACGTTTTTGTATTGATTCAAATTGTGTTTTTAAATCATTAATTTGAGTTATTACATCGTCTTTTAGTTTTGTGCCTGCTTGCAGTAACGCTGTACTGTCTTTTACTAGAGTACCAACTAACTTAACGTTTTTTTGCGTCTTCTTTATTGTTTCCTCATTCTCTTCTTTTAACCGCTTAACATCATCAACATACTTCTTGAATAACTTTTTTCGTTCAGAATTCTTTTTGCCATTAGCAATTTCACTAACCTTTTGAGCAATGAGATCTTCTATTCTTTTCTTCTCACCGTCAAGCTTTGTTTTTATATTCTTTTTTTGAATCTGGACTTTCTTTTCTAGTTTTCGTATTTGAGGTTCGATATTGTATCTGATAAATTGTATGGCTTTGATTGCTTGCTCAGCTTGCTTGATCTTCGGTCCGTATTTTTGTTGAGCATTACTCACATCCATCATAAACGTCATAAGAAGATTTCCAAAACTCTCAGGCTCAAGCATTGTTACAACAATCTTCTCTATCTTTTGTGCGGCTGTTTTTAGTCGTTGTTGAATGTATCTTTGAGTTTGGTTTGGATTAGATGTGACACGATTAGCCTCTTCTATGTACTTAGTGACTTTTAGAATGTTGTTATATGTTTGACGAATCTCATTAGGTGAAGACACTTTAAACTCTAGGTTTGTTATTGTGTTTATTACTGAAGCTTCTTTGGGAAATGCGTCTTCAAATTTTATATTTACATCAACGTCAGATTTAGCTATTTCTTTTATCTCTTCACCTACTCTAATCAAGTCAGCTTTATAAGTAATGAACATCTCCTTAGCCATATCTCCCAACTGTTTTATATTGGCAGGCAGCTCTTCAACTTTCTTTTTTAGCTCTTTAATGAGTTCGATTTGTGCTTGTATTTTTTCTTTTTGAAACTTTGCTTTTTTTATAACACCCTGGAGTGCATTCTTTTTAAGCTCTAGATTTTGTTTGTTCAACAATAACTCCTTACCATTGAAGTAAGCAAATATTGCTTTATTGAATCTTAAATTGTTAGGTTCGTTGAAGGGTTTTTTGAAGCTGTCGCCTGGGCCTGTGCCAACTGGAGCAGGAGCTCCTGATGCTACTGGTGATGGTAAAGTTGGAGGGATTCCGACTGGGGCTCCCGTCTCTATTGTCTTAACATAGTACTTAGCTATACCATCACAAAACTCACCCACATCTTTAAAATTTCCATTTTTAAGATCGTTTAGTAGTGGTTGTACAAATGTTAATTCAAAGTTAATAGGCATAAAATTATAATTGAGAACCAAGCCATGCTAACGCTTGAAAGTGGTTTTTGCCACTTGGTGTGTTTGTACCTCCCGATATTCCAGCTTGAGATAATATTCCTTTTCCTCTACCATCGGATGGTCCCATTATTACGTTATTTGCTGGTAGTTGATATTGTTGTACTGCATCTTTAACTTTTCCAGCTGTTCCACCGCCAGCTCCACTTCCATTCCAAGGCTCAACGATATACAATTTACTTCTCGAGAATCCAAACTGCTGCATTGCCTGAGCCATTTTTTTAGTATTGATGGCACCTTTACTAAACAATACAACTGGACCTCCTTTGTTTGCTCGAACAGCTGCTGATGCACCGTTGAAATCGCCGTATGTGAATGCTGATACAGCACCCTTGAATCCTTGTTTGAAGAAATTTATTTGATCAGCGTGTGATACATCATCAGTGATCCCTGTCATTAGAATAGCTTTATCATTGTTACCTGATGATGAAATACCACCTCCACCGCTAGATGAACTTCCTTGAAGACCTGAGTTACCACCTCCAGTTGGGATCTGGTTTAATCCAAGATCAGCATACCACAAATTAGATTCTCTATTCTTTTTTCTAGCGTAAGGTCCGTTTGCAGCTTCAGCTGGTATGTATTCAAAATGCCATTCCTCAGTACTTACAGTTCTTATGAATCCAAATTTATGTGCATTGAATGCCACCCATTTATATACAGCGTCATTAAGTACTTTACTAAAGAATTTACGACTTCCGGTATTGAAGTCTAATGCAACACCATTACCGTGTTTTGATACTCCTGGAGGAGCTGTTGGTGCTGCAAAATTCCCTGACCCTGCATAGAATATAAATGATTCTTTTCCCGATTTGCTACCAAATTTCCCATTAACAGTCTTGTATGCATTGACAGACGCGGCACTGATCGTCCATCTATTAGAATCTCTTCTTAAAGCTTCTTGTGTTGTAAACTTACCACTCTTTCCACTAGCTGATGTCCATTTCAATGCAGCTCCAGTGGCTGGTCTGAAGGCAGAATTTACCTTGAGTGTTATGCCATCTCGCTTTGCCGCTGCTTTCATTTTACCATATGCTATAGCTGCATCCTTAATACAACACTGACTGCTAACTCTATAAAGAGTAGTATACTTGTTACCGAAATTATCTTGTACTGGGGTTGTTAACTGTACTGGATCTAGATCACCCGCTACTGGATCCTTTGCTTTAGCAACTTGATCAGTTGTTAGTGTTATAGAGGAAGCGGGAATTGCTGTCTGTTGAAACTTATTAACGAGTTTTACTATTCCGCTTTTTGTTTTTCCTTCTTCTTTTACTGTCGAAAATCCTATAAAGTATAATGCATAATCTTCGTACAAAGTCATACCATAAAGTAATGCATTAGATGCTAACCACTTCTTTACAGCAACATCAAACTCAGAAACCATTATTATCCGTGCGTGTCGTCTTGGGTCTAAGTCTGTTGTATTAGGTACTGAGAATACAGAAGACTCTCCTCCAGTTGAACTGAATGGTTCGGCTAGTGGTGGATCAAAAGCACCCTTTGCTTTGGTAGCGCAATCATTTAAGTATGCTTCTACTTTGTCAAAATCTACTTGAGCTGCTCCGGTAGCTACATCTGCAATCGAGGTAGCTGGATCTAACGCATTTGATATTGTAGGGTCAAAAGACTCAATTCCGTCTGGAGCTTCTAACCTATACTCAGGTCGTAGTTTCGTTCTAAGATCATCTGCTACTTCAAACTTAGATAGGTAGCTAGGCTTTAGTGTGAGTGTTTGGGATGTTGTTTCTTGAAGCTTTGCATTCATTGCTTCAAAATACTGTTGAGCTTCAGTTAGTATTACTGAGTCTCCAAATTGTGATAGTTTTCCTTCTAATGATGCCATGTTACTTAGTTTATTGGATCGCCATAGAGTGGTGATGATGGTGTGTCGTAGAATCCAGGAATCTCTGCTAGTGGATTGGTTACTGGATTTGGTGGTGGCATGCTTCCTGGAGGCATACCGGTAAATGCTCCGCTTACTGTTCCAGTTAATGTTCGAGGAGGAACATAATCTTTTGCCTTCTCTTTAGCTATCTTCACTGTCTTCAATCTCTCCTCATCAATCGACTCGTGACTTAATCCATCTATATAACCATAGTTACTCAACAGTTCTGGCAATCTTACTTTTAGTAATTCAAATTCTGCTAACGATGATGGTTGAAATACACCATTGCCGAGAGGGGTGGCTATCTCAGAATTCTCTAAAGTTACTATAAGGTCTTCAAGAAAGTTTAGAAGTTTTAATCCTAACGGTAAAGGTTCGTATAGTTCATCTGGTGTCGCATCGCCTACTGAATCACCTGGATCTCTAGCTTTATTGGTGTCAACATCAATCTCCTCTCCTCTATTCGGAACACCGATAAACACTTGTTGGTGGCCAAATAAAGTTACAGATGTTCCTGAGTCTATGTTAACTTCGTTAGGAGAACCAATAGCAACACCCTTCTCTCCAAATAACATAGAGTAGTCGTTCTTTGAGTTTATGACTACACGATCACTGTTTAAAAATATACTACCACCAGATGCGTCTGGTATGAATGTATTCTTTCCACTACTATCAATCCCTAGTTGCACATCCACAGAAGGGTCTGCTGCTGTTGCCGTTACCTTGGCATCAAAGCTTTGGTCTGTTTCTTCAGAGAAGGATAATGCTAAGACTTCGTCTTGATACTTACCTATATCAAAGGAGACTGTTCCAGTTAATGTGCCTTGGAATGGTTCATTAGGAGCTGAAGCGCCGGATGCACCGGGTGCAGTGAGCCCTCCGTTTTGAGACACTATTTGTTTTATCGAATCATAAGTATATTCTGCCATCAGTCTCCTATATTAAGTTTGAAGGTAGTTGCCAATGCTCCGCCCATTGCTCTAAGTCTATCACCACATTTTGGTGAATATGTAAACTCAGATTGTGCATTCAAGTGAACACGCTCATTTATTATGATTAGCATGTTGACAAGAGATTTTGGATTTGTGAAAAACCTATCAAACCATCCTTGATAAAAATCCTTATTCTGACCAGTCTTCTGTTCCTGCAGCCATTTATACTGAGCTTGTATAGCATCTGTACAGCATCTTAGACTTAACACATCGTGTGATCGTTTAGTGTTATTGAATTCAAATTTGTTGGAGTCAAATGGAAATGATCTAAAGGTTTGTCGTTCAGCATCTGATATTCCTCTGACATTTAAAGCAAGGTCACCACCTAGCCAACCAATCATCATATTGAAATATCCTAAATACGAATTAAGATTTGCTGCAGTTAATAACGGTCGACCTAGATTTCCATTGTGGCCAAACTGACTAATCCACCAAACCTTAGCAGCTTGCTCTGTTGCAAATAACTTACTTAAAATCTCTTTCTGTTCATCTGGTCTAAATTCCTCATACCGCCCTTCTCTAAACCCAACTATGCTACCGATCTCATCTCGATTGTTGTCGAATGCTGTGATTCCTGAGTATAGTCCGCCTTTATCGCCAATCAGGCCGCTCATCACTCTGTTGTAGGCAGTTACGAGAGGGCCAAAGTATCCTTTTTGTGGCGCAAAGCTGTGATCAGTCTTTTCCATCTTTATATTACCTCTACTGTTAAATAAAGTCTTTAGTGCAACTCCTCTCATTGATGCTAACTTAGGATCGTTTGGGTGATCTATCAAAGCAACATCTACATCTTGAATGCTAGGCCACCATACTCCATTCACAATCTCCCACATTGTTCCAGGATCAATTCTATCTATATTGTCGTCTTGGTAGCGTTTCTTTTCTGACTCTACTAACAATTTCACTTGCTCGTTAATAACATCCTTTGACGCTGCGCTATCACCTACAATATCGTCTCGATACTTTGCCCAGAAGATTGACTTATTTCCTGCAACTATACGAAACACCCAAGCTCTTGCTAACTCATCCCCTTTGTCGAGCATTTCTTTTTCGAATTCTAGCATCCTAAATTTATCTACTACTCCCATATTAATTTTTTATTAACCTCCAAAACCACTCAAATCAGTATCACCTTCACTGTAAAATGAGTTGTAGCCTTCGCTAGGATTGTCTGTTGGTTCTGCTGCACCATCAACTATTTCGTCAGAGTTTATTGTTTCTTCTGGAGCTGCTGGTTGAGCTGTGCTTTCATCTTTTAAATCGGCTCCAGTGTTTGCTTCTTTAGGTGCTGTTTTATTCTCACCACTTCTAGCATCCTCTCCATCTTGAGCATTCTCAGACATTTTCTTACCGTCTGTGTATACTTCGATTCCGTATGTGTTAGCCCATGAAGCTAAAGGATGTGCTTTTTTTCCTTTATCTGGAACAGCTAGATTTAGTGGTATTTGTTGTGTAGACACTAAATACATCGATGTTGCATCTTCGTTAATATCTTCTACCTCTATTGAACTATCTGCGGGTCCATCAACCTTAGCTCTACCATTCTCTACTCTTAAAAGCATAATAGGATCTCCAGGTGTTCCTTTCTTCCCTTCAGCCCATTTCTGATCTCTCACCTCACTATCAATAGGTGTACCAGCAAATCTTATGCTTCCACCAAATCGACCTTGAAGTATAAAATCTCCTTCGTTTAAAGATACTTGCTTACGCATTATTGGTTTTCCATCCGTACCTTTGAATGATTCTAAATTTCTTATCTTCTTATCAAATCGCTTCGATAATTCTGCGACAGATCTAGATCCAGGTAGAAATGGATTAATGTTGGCTGGATCTATTCCTATAAAGGGAGCTGTATTTTGTGTTATATTAGAAGTCATATTAACCACAGCTCCGTAGAAGGTTTCTGATTTCATTTGTATATCTGGTCCATCTAGCTTGCTAGATTTTGCTTGATATATTAACACCTGCTCTCCAGGTAAGGGGACTTTGAAGTTGCTTCGATCTAATGGAGTAGCTTGTTTTGATAATAAGGCTTCCATGAAGCTAAAAGAACTTCCTCCTGGAGAAGCGAATGCATCTCGATAAAATATTGTTCCAATTACCCTATTCTCTGATGGATTATATTGCTTATGTTTATCGTCTAGGATTACATCCAACACATGCCCTACTCCTTGTCGATTGAATGGTAACCATGGTTTGACCGGTGCCGGAGGAGCCGGTGGTTTCATTACGCCAAATAATCCACTGAAAAATCCCATATCTATCCTTTATCTAATAAGTCTTGTGCTGCATCTATTAACTGCTGCTTTTCTGCTTCAGACAACATACCATCGTCTGTGTTAGTGTTTTTTGCGCTAGATACTAATAATCGCTGTACAATTGCTGTTAATTTTACTAAATTATCATCGTTTTTTACTGAAACCTCAAGGTACTCTTTAACTAAGGGCACCATCATAGAGGCATCCGTCATGTTACGAATCATAGGCTTGAGTTGATTGATCAGCTCAGTAATCTGTTTTTCTTTCTTTTTAGTGTTATTGTATATATCAGCTAAAAGGTCAGAAAAGTTCTTATCGTCAAATAATGGTGAATCTTTATCCATAATGCCTTTTTATATAAATAGGTGAAAAGTAAGTTTTACGAAACTCCTCTGCTTTCAATTTCCTCTAAGTAGGCATATAGCTTTTTGATGCGAATGCCTGCTGTCCAAGCTATTCTGTTTTCATAAAATCCAAGTTGTGTTAACTTTTCCTCGATGCTTGGCTCGAGAGGATCAAACTCAAACGCGAGAAGATTAGGTACACCATTGCACACATCTTCCCACGCTTTGATTTCATCTAGTATGAAGTTTTGTATATAGTCTTTAGATACGTTGATCAACATAAGACTACACTTCGTATATTTTGTCTTTTGGAATGTATCCTTTTTCTAAAAAGTCGCTATACATCTTCTTCCAACGCAGTCTCATATCCTTTACTACTTTTGTGATTTGCTGAGTGTTTGCATTAGTCATCTCACGAATATAAACATAGAGAGCTTTCTTATTGAAGATTTCGATTCTATCTCGCTTTCTAAATAACTCCAATACAGCTTCAGCTAATCTCTGATCTCTCTCCTTCTTATAGTAAATATTGACTTTGTCGTCCCAATAAGTTAAATACTGATCAAAGAATTTTTCCAAGTCCGGACCTTCTTCATCAGCTGTAGGTGTTGTGTCAGCAATCTCTATGGATAAATCGTAATCGATTCTTTTAGTTTCGATCAGCTTTTTATAGTTTTTTCTGTTTTTAAGAATACAATAATTCTTAGCAATCATACTAAAATAACTGAATGCCTTGCTACCCTTCTCAGGCTTAAACTTACACAACTTCTCACAAAGAAAAGATACAACTTCGTGTTGCACCTCATGCAACGGAACATTGTCAGTATAGTAAAATTTGAATGTGTGTATGATGTTCTCAACCAACTTTTCCATTGGCTTTCTTATCTCCTTCTCGTATATTCTACTCTTTACTTCCGTATCTTCAGTAGCATTGTACTTAATAATTGCCACATCGACTTCGGGACCAAAATACTGCTTTTTA